TTCGTAAAACATCTCGCACTCAGCCGTCAGTTTTACTTTACGCGTTGTGCGCTGGTACTGACGGACACCCAGCGAGGCTTCCAAATCCTGAATGGTGCGTGTGACGTGCGGGCGTCCGGCCTGCATTGCCTCAGCGACTTTGGTGAAGCTCCCCAACTCCGCTAGCTTGGCGAATACTTGCATCGACTGTAGAAGCTCCATAAGTCTCTTCTCGGGAACATGTTAACTGGGTGATTGTTGCTGATCAGGATAACAATCCTGTTCGTTTCTGCACATTTATCTATAGCCGGGAAACCTCAACAATGTCCTCAGCGTAAGGGAGGAGCTTTCCTCACCTGCACATTCAAAATTGTTGGAGACAAAAAATGAAAGCGTGGCTTCTGAAAGATTTCGGCTTGGATAATCTGGTACAGGGCGAAACGGAAACCCCCGTGCCCCAAGCTGGTGAACTGCTGGTTAAAGTAGGCGCTGTATCACTCAATTTCCGGGACAAGGCCATCGTTGACGGCATCTATGAACCTCACCTGGTGCCCAAGCCACTGATCCCCGTCAGCGATGCGGCGGGGACTGTCGTGGCAGTTGGTGATGGTGTCAGCCGCTTCGCTATCGGAGACCGGGTCAACTCACACCTCTACTCACGTTGGTTGGACGGCATGCCTGGGCCAGATGAGCCTAACTACTGCTTTGGATCGCCATTGCCTGGTGGTCTGGCGGAATACATGATCATCCATGAAGACAGCGCGGTAGGTGCCCCTGACAACATGTCAGATGAGGAAGCAGCGACCCTTCCAATTGCTGCTCTGACGGCGTGGTATGCGCTCGTCGATTATGGCCAAATCGAGACCGGCCAAACCGTTTTGGTTCAGGGATCTGGAGGTGTTTCTGTTTTTGCAGCACAAATTGCTACGGCTTTGGGAGCCAAGGTTATCGTCACCTCCAGCCGTGATGACAATCTGGAAGCTGTAAAAAAACTGGGCGCTGTTGCTGGTGTGAATTATCGCACTACCCCTGAATGGGCAGAGGAAGTTCTGAAGCTCACTGACGGCAAGGGAGTGGATCTTCTGCTGGATGTGGCAGGCGGTGACGGCATCAATCAATCGATTGCTGCAACAAAGGTAGGTGGACGTATCGCACAGATCGGCTTTCTGACAGGCCAAACCTCTGCCCTGAACCTGATGCCTATGATTTTCCGACAAACAACGATTCGCGGCATAGCCGTTGCTCCACGCTCGTCATTTGACCGAATGAACGAATTCTTGAATGAGCACAAGATTCGCCCGGTAATCGACCACGTGTATCCATTCGATCAAGCACGCGAAGCGTACGAACATTTGGCCAGAGGCGCCTTTGGTAAGGTAGTAATCAAAATCGAGTAGAATCAGGCCACCTGGAGTTACGCCGCAAATTTCCGCATTGAAATATGCGCGGTCAGATGGCCACCCAATTATGTGGCAGCAGATCGGCAATCTCACTCGCCCGCTGCGACGGCAGGCGCGTGAGCACGTCCTTCAAGTAAGCGTACGGGTCATGCCCGTTGAGCCGTGCAGACTGGATCAAACTCATGATCGCCGCCGCCCGTTTGCCACTGCGTAATGACCCTGCGAAGAGCCAGTTCTTGCGTCCCAGAGCCCATGGCCGGATCTGGTTCTCTGCCCAATTATTATCAATGGGTACGGCCCCGTCATCGAGGTAGCGCGACAGCGCTGCCCAGCGTTTTAGGCTGTAATCAAGCGTTCTGCTGATGGCCGAACCTTCGGGCACGAGATCTCGCTGGGTGATCATCCAGGTATGCAGCCTCTCCATCACCGGGACGGCTTTTTCCTGCCGTATTTGGCGCCGTAAATCTGGCTCCAGGTCGCGGGCTTCGCGTTCGATTTCGTACAATAACTGGATGTAGCGCAGGGCTTGTTCGGCGAGCATGCTCTTGTTGGTGGCGTGCATTTCGAAGAACTTGCGCCGGGCATGGGCCATGCAGCCGATCTCGGTCACGCCGAGTTCAAAACTGGCCTTGTAGCCACCAAAAATCATCACAGACCAGCTTGCCTTTCCAGTCTTGCAGGAAGTTGCGTGCGTGTTCTCCTGCGCGACTGTGGCTGAAATCGTAAACAACCGCTGCTGTTTCGCAGAACTGGCTGGTGGCGTAGGCCCAAACATAGGAACGATGGGTTTTCTTCGCGCCCGGGCTGAGCATCTGCACCGGCGTTTCATCGGCGTGGATGACCTGCTGTCCGAGCACTACGTCGCGCAACGCCTCGACCAGAGGCTGTAACTGCACGCCAGTTACGCCAACCCATTGGGCCAGAGTTGAACGTGGGATGGCCAAACCGGCTCGACCAAAAATTGACTCCTGACGGTAGAGAGGCAAATGGTCGGCATACTTCGCAATCATGACGTGGGCCAGCAACCCGGCGGTCGGGATGCCCTTGTCGATGACCTGCGCCGGCACTGGCGCCTGGATCAGTGTTTCGCAGTCATCACAGACCCATTTGCCACGGACATGGCGCTCGACAGTAAATACGCCAGGCCTGTAATCCAGTTTTTCGCTGACGTCTTCACCGATACGCTTGAGTGCGCACCCGCAAGGACAATGAGTGTTGTCCGGTTCGTGGTGGATTAGCGTGCGTGGGAACTCCGCCGGCAACGCCGTGCGCTTGGGCTTTTGCTTTTTATCGGTCGTAGGCGGAGCTGTTTGCAATGCCTGAAGCTCAGCCTCAATCGCCGCGATATCGGTATCGATCAAATCGTCCAGCAAGCTAGCCTGCTGCGGATTTAACTGCTCGCTACTCTTGGCAAACTTCAACCGTTTGAGCTGTGCAATTTCGTGGGTCAGCTTCTCGATAACCGTTTGGTCGCGGTGGATTTTTTTGCCCATTGTCTCGACTGTCTGATCGAGACTTTCCACGCGCTGCATCAACTGCGCTGCCAGAGCGCGCAGTTGTTCAGGGGGTAGGAGGTCGAGATTGGGCAGCGAAGTCATGCCGACGATTTTGCCAGAACAGGCGAAAACCGACGACAGGCTGATCGGATAATTGCACGGCCAGGCGGCACGTGGCAGAGGTTATAGGATGGAAATTGCGTTGCCAGGCCCGACTCTTTGCCAAGGCAACCCCAGCACCAGGGCATGCAGTTGCTCGGCGGCCAACTCTATCTGCGAGCCGTGCCGAGAACCGGGCCAGATGAACTTTCCCTGATGCAGGCGGCGGGCCGCCAGCCAGATACCCAGCCCATCGTGCACCAGCACTTTCATGCGATTGGCACGGCGGTTGGCAAACAGATAAGCACAGTGCGGCTGCGCCGCACCGAACACAGCGACCACCCGCGCCAGCGCGGTTTCGGTGCCGGCGCGCATGTCCATGGGCTCGGTGGCAAGCCAGATGGAGTCGATGCGGATCATCGCAACAGCTCTCGCAAAAAGGTTGCGCAGGCAGCCGCGCTTTCGGTCGGCCAGCTAACTTTGACGGTGCCGCGTGGGTGTGGGATTTCGAGGCAGATCATGGCCGGGGTGATATCTGATCGTGACGCCGATGACGGTAATGCCACGGGGATAAAGGCAGGTTGCAGGACGGCACTTTTCTGCGATTGCAGCCGAATCCACTTATGGACGAGGTTCGCGTTGAGGTCGTGGCTCAGCGCGACGCTGGCAATCGAAGCGCCAAGCTGGGCACACTCTTGAATGACTTGGGCCTTGAAGGATTTGGAGTAAGAACGTCGTTGTGGCTGCATGAAATACCCGCTTAAAAGGCTAGAACTGGTGTCCACCTAAATTTAAGTGCACACCATGTCTTGGCTTTACGGTGCAGGGTAGATGACTTGGCCGGACGGATACGCCCTAGCAAAAGCAGGATAGTAATGAACCGAGAGGATCGTCCAGTACCCGCCAGGAAGAACGGTCCCGCTAACCCGCGTAACAGGTAGGCAACGGTTATTACCACGAACGTCGGACGCAGCAGCGGCAAAGGCCTGCTAATCCCAGCCCCGGAGAGCGCATATGCAGCCCATGACAACAGCACCAATGCGATTCCCAGCGTGATGAGCATCTTACGTACCGATTGTGAGGTGCCGGCCAATGGTTCTCGACAGGCCCGCAGTCTGGAAACAAACTGGTAATAATCATGGAAGAGGTGACAGGCATGGCTACTGACTACAACTGGACACTACTCCTAGGGGCTGTGCTAAGCCTCGCGCGGGGGGCGATGCTACATGTGGTAGCTATTTTTATGGGCCGGAGGGATACCGGCTGTTTGGAGCTGGCGAACGTTTTGTCCGTGCAGCCGAAAGAGGCAAAATCCATCCTCCGTTCTGATGGAGCTGCTGCTGAGCCGAAAACGGCCAAGCTCGACTAGAAATGTATTGCTGATCACCGCCTCTCACGAGATGCTAACTATTAGACTTCGCTCAAGAGCTGCTGCGATGGCATAATAGGTTTTTATCTGTCTGGCATCCAGAGAGGGAACTCATGAAGCCTTTCATTTTCCTGTCACTTTTTGCAAGCCTCATGGGGGCAGCATCCGTGCCCGCGCTGGCGGATCAGGATTATCAACAAACCTCATGGCTCAAAGAGCCAACGGAGTTTTTGGGTGTAGATTTGCATAGCGATTTCAACAAGCAGATACCCCTTTGTACTGATAATTCAAGTCGCCCAAAAACACCTTGCCGTCTGGCCACCTCGTCTCCTGATCGCTTTGAGATCCGTGGGTTACCCTATCTGCCAATATCTCCTGGTTATGGGATGGTCGCGGTCGCGCCCCATGGAAAGCTCACAGAGCTCGTACTCAGCGGTAGCGCAAACAGTCTGCATTTAGTAGTCGACATGCTGACCGACAAATTTGGAGAGCCCGGCGTTGTCACCAGCCGCTGGATAAAAATGTCATCAGGTGCCTCCTTCCAGTCTGAAGTGCTGAAATGGGAGGGCGAGAAAGTAGTGATGAAATTTCAGCGCGATGAAGGGAATCTGAGCCGCTATGCGGTGACAGTGTCCGTATTTACAGACCCGTCTGAGACGCTCGAGATCGAAGAGACTGCTAAACCCGCAACCCAAGACGGTAATCGGGATTTCTCTAAGATCTGAAACGCCAGCAGTTTACTAAGGATGACTTTCCCTCTTACTGATGACGTTGAAGCGCGTCGTATGAAGCTTCACAGGTGCGGCCAGCTATCCGGGCACGGTCATAAGCTTGCGCCAGTTCTCCCGCTCGAGCATCAGCCCGTGCGAGCAGGTCAGCCGCAATTGGCTGCTTTCAACCCAAAGCGGCCACTCGCGAAACCTGACGTATTCAGGCTAACCGGACCTTGAAATCGAAAGCGCCACGCAGGGCCGCAACAACTTCATCAACACCAAGACCTTGTACCGCTGGCGGCACGGGGCGTTCACAAAACTCTCGCCAGACAAACAGCATCAGCTCTGCACCATCGGTTTGCGGTAGCGCGCTGTCAATCGAGCCGAAGGTTTGCAGCAGCCTGTACCTCTCGTCCTGCCAGAACAAGGCTTCCACCCAGTCATATACCGGGATGAAGTGGAAGTGAATGGAGTATCCGGCATCATGTCCAAAGCGACCGATATACACGCGTTTGGGCTTGAGACGCTCTTCGATAGCTTTCTGGATTCGAGCTTGGAGCACACCCATCTCCGCTTGCGCTTCGATGGGTAGCGCGGCCAAGGAATTGGTCATGCACTTTGCACTGAGCATGACGTAGCCGGGCAACGCGCTATCCATGCGGTGGTTGAGAACCCAGTATCTGGATTCATGGATTAGGAAACGAGACGGTATATCCATGGGACGCCTTAAGGGTATCCGGCGAGGGTAGCATCGCGACAGATTGATGTCCGCTACTGGCCGTTAGCTGCCCTCCGCCAAGGGCCGCTTTGGGTCGATAGCTACCCCTAAGAACCACGTCTTAGAGTTGAGACCTCGCTGAAAACAATGGCTTGAATTAGTTGAGCCAGGTCATTGACGAATAAGTGGCTGATGCCCCAGCACGTATAGCTGGTAGTCAGTCACGGCTTGCTAAGCCGACTCGGCAATCTGGCGTAGGCCCTCCACTTGCTCCGGCGCCTCACCGTCGGTCCGGGCTTGGTGGTACCGGCGAAGCGCGGCAGTCGCCTCCTGAATCAGGGGCTCGCCCGCCTCAATCATTCCTTCGATGGTCCGCTTCACAAGCCGTTCCGCTTACTGAGGCAGTTGAGTATTGGCGATGCAAACCGCACCCGGCATCGCTGATACTGCGAGAGCAGGGAGCGAACTGAAGTCTTACCGGAACTTCACTGCTTGTTTCCATTTCTCCAGATCTGCTGGCTCAGAGCAATCGGTCATGGACATTGCGCGGTATACACCAAACTCTTTGTCAATCAACCCATACATGAAAATGCACCTTGGGGTACGCTCACCCGCAGCTACATCGACCTGCTCGAAATTTGACTGGACGACAGACGCTTGCAACTGCCGTCCATTGTAGATCCCAGCTCCATGCTCGACGGTTGAGAATTTCGGGTGGTCTTCAGCGGTGGCAATACCCCTCTCAGATAGAGTCTTTTCGACCACTGTTTCGAACCCTTTCCGATCCCACCACTTCATCACCGGCGTGTAGCCATACCAACAGGCCATTGCTACAGCCGCTACGGCCATTCCTATATTCCGACCTCTCGCGATCTCGGCTTTTTTTGCGATATCTGATTTGGTTTCCGCTGCCGATTTGCTCACGGTGCCTCCGAGCACTGATTAATGATCGCGAGATGATATCAAAGAGCCATAAGCCGTCCAATCCATGGTGATAGCCCCTCCTATCCGCCGCAACTCCCGACAGCCGCTATGAGTTGCTTTTCGTAGCCAATCCGCTGCCTTCGCTCGGCCATCAGCGCCCTCACCTTCACCTCGAGGCTGTCGTTCTTCCGCAGGCCGGCAGCTGCCCAAGGTGGAACCGCGACCTTCGGCGCGCGGCATGGCACCTGCACAGGCACCTCGACACGCACATAACGGATCTCCGGCTCGACCTTGCCCGCACAGCCGTACACCACCAGCATCAAGACCAGTCCGCTCCCACGGCCCAGGCCACGAAGCGCGCGCCCCACCGCCTGGGAAAGGCCCGTTCCGCTCCCACAGCTGCGCAAGTTCACCACCGGCCTCATAAGCCCAACTCCTTGTCGATGATCGACGATGCAGCCGCGCAGTGGTCACCACCAGTGCGCTCCTGCTGTAGGCGGTTCGCCGCGGCGTAGTCGACCTGGGCGACGGTCTGAGCATCCTTCACGGCCTGCTCTGCCCTGACCTGACGCTCGTTTGCGGCCAGGGTCAGGTCGCCTAAGGACTTGCCCTGCTCCGCCGCCAGGCCGGACAGGTTTTCCCGAGCGGCCTGGCAGTTGGCCCCCTGGTCTTGAGCATCATCGAGCAGCGGCCGGAAGTGGCTAGTTGTCGCCCAGATGCCGACGGCGATGCCGAGCAGGATCAACAGGACGGCGCCGACCGCACGCGATGCCCAGGCCGTCATGCCAGCGCCCCGCCCAGCTTTCGCCACTGAGCCAGCAGCTTGTCCAGGCGGTGCGGGTTCTGGCCATAGGTGTTGCCTGGGAACGATGCCCAGATGTTCGAGCACTTGGCGATCGCCTGCTCGATCCGGCCGGCCTTGATGTCATCCAGTGCCCGGCGCTCACGGATCTGCTGGATGGCTACCCGATCCTGGTTCTCCGGAGTAAAGCCACCCTGCAAGCGCAGACTGCCCCGGTAGGCGTCCCAGTACCGCTCGAGCAACTGATACCGGCCAGCGGCGGTGCTGGTGACCGGCTTGCCGTTGATGGGGAACGTTAGCCTACGCCGCGGATGATCCACATAGCCGCTGAACAAGCCTCCGCCGTACAGCACGTTGTAGCCGTCATCGCTGCCCTTGATGGGCGATGTGCCTTCCGAGAAGGCGATCAGGTCCAGAAACCGGAGCACGTTCGCGCCTCCGGCCTTGGTTTCGGTGAGTCTGGCCATGGTTTCTCCAGGCAAAAAAATACCGCCAGGCGGCGGTCGGTGGGTTGGGTGCGCGTCAGGCTGGCGGCGCGGGCCATTCGATCTCGGTGGGGTAGCCTTCCTGGTCTGGTAATCGGTTCAGCGTCACGCGGAAGCGCTTCCACTCTTTGAGGGCGGCGGTCTCTGCCTCGGTCGCTTCGTCGAGGTCGACTGCATCCTGCAGGGGAGCAATGGCATCGTCAGCAAGCTTGCGCAGGCGGGCAGTCTCGGCCTGCACCTGCGCCAGATGCTGAGCGGCAGCCTGTGCAGCCTTCATCTCAGCAGTAATCACCTGCGACCAGTCGATGTTGTTATTCATGGATCATGGCCTCTCTTGCGCCTTCGCTGTAGTGCCTGGCGATGTCATAGACGGGCAGATCAACCGGGCCGTCTTTGGTGATCGAGATCGGCACTGGAAACCGGGTGCTCTCCGGAGCGTTAGGGCCGTGCGGCAGGCGAATGGTCAAACGCAACTCGCCGTCGATTCGCTCTACAGTTCCAGGAAACCAGTCAGAAAGCACCGCGCCCCAGGGTAGGGTTGCCCCTTCCTGAAGCGGGGAGAAATCGAAGGCTTCGCCATTGACATAAAGGATGTCGCCTTGGCGAACCAGCGTGACTTGCTCATCCATACGGACGGGCGAAAGTGCGATTTGCATTAGAACCATCTCCCGGTTGCGATATAGCCCATGCGCCCGCCTGCGGTTGTGGTACCGCCCTGCGCCATTAGGCTTGTGCCCAAATTAGTGCCGCGCTGACACGTTGCGAGACCAAGCATCGTCACCCCGTTTTCAGCGCCTGCGTACCTGCAGCACGGCACCGTGACAGGAACCCCAACAAAGGGCATGGGGTAATTGACGGATTTGTAGGCGTAATAATTCAGGGGGCCGTAGGCACCCGAGTTGGTTTGAACACTGACGGTGTCCTCCCAGAAGCAAATCTGGGTTCCGTCCGCGTACCGGGTGTACTCACCATTCGCATTACTGCCGCGCTCAACGATGGCGCCAGTAGGAACGCCTCCGCTTTGGCTGACAGAGCCGACGATATCGGCCACGGCTGCCGCCTTTAGTCCCAGGCCGGTTCGCGCTTCAGCCTGGTTCTTTCCGCCAGTCCCGCCCTGCGCGACGCTGAGTGCTGTAGTCAGCCCCGTCACCGAGGTGATATCGCTATTTGCGCCACGTGCCGCTGCTCCGATGTTCTGGCGCAAGACTGAGGCTGTAGTGGCGCCGCCAAACAAAGCCAGCGTGGCCCCGAACTGGTCAACCAACTGCCGCAGGCGATCAGCGGATTCCTTAACATAGCCCTGCATCGGCGCCAGCCCATACGCGCCAGCTCCTACCGTCGCGCCTTGATAGGCCGGCAGGATGCTCAGCACCGTGGCGCTCGCGATGTTGGTGACCTCGTACCATCGACCATCCGGCCCCTGGAACGCATCCCCTACCCGCGCATTTGTGGAAAAGTTGGTACCGATACCGGTCACCGTATTTTGGCCAGCCGTGATAGACACGCTGCCTGCTCTGTACCAGGGCATGGGGTACTCCGATTTAGTTGAATGGAAAAGGCAGGTTGTCCGTGCGTATTACCAGCGCTTCCGGATATCTGTCTGTGGGGATACCGTAGTAGTGGTTGTAGGTCACAGGCGCGCCCCAGTACATGGTGGTTCGGGCGGCATCACACGACATGAAGTAGATTCCGCCGTTAGCGCCATAGGCTCCATCCATATGCGCCTGCTGATTAACGTACGCCGGGAATGGATTACCGGGTGATGACATGCCATCCATCATCCCCTGCCCAAAGCTGCGCGAGAACGTGGTGGAAGTGGCAAACTCCCCGCCCCCTACCGCGATGAACACTCGTGAAACGCAGTAATACGGGCCTGAGTTAATGAACCTTGTGGCCAACCGCGTTGCGCCTGCAAAGGGCACGGCGTAGTTGGCTATGCCATTGGCAATCACAGGGGCAGGCGGCGCAGGAGCTCGAATTGAGGCGACGATGTTGAGCGGGTACTGCAAGGAATTGAAGGTCAGCGTACCACTCTCGTTGAAGCACTTCAGTCCTGCACCATTGAGAGTGTCGCGCATGGTGTCGAAGTAATAGAACTTCGTCGAAGGGCTGGCCCCGATGTAGTAGAACGTTGTTGTATTGCCAGCCCTGGACGAACCGCAAGATATTCCGGACCCGACAATAAACACGATAGGGGCAATGGCGCCTTCAACGCTGAATCCATGGATAGCATCGGAAATCGATGCCTCCCTGTAGCTGCTGCCCTCATTGGGTGGAAGGTTGGCTGACCGGTACTCCAGCCTTGGCCAGTTGAGCAAGTAGGCCAAGTTGCCGCTTTTCAGCAGTCCGTAGGTGATCTTCTCTGTGTCGAAAAGGAGAGAGCCGTCCTCCTTGTAAACCTTCAAGCCTGCTGACATCAGTGATACCCGTAGGCCGATCAGTGTGATTCCAATCACGACCGTGCAGCCGCCGGCGAGCGTAACGCTGACGTCAGCCTATGCGCAATCATGAAGTAATTGCCACAAGGCACATCATGCTCGTAGACCAAAAGTTCTGAGCCATCTTCGACCAGCGCAGCCAGATGATCTGCGTAGACAGAAAGCAGCCTTCTGGGAAGCTCTTCGGGAATAGGACTTAGTGAGTGGTGGTAACTGATAAAACCAGTGGCCTCCAGCAATTCAAGATGCTCGCCAACACGCTGAGCATCGACATAGGTGGCGCCGCTGTGGGTGAACGCGACCATTAATCCTCCGCGAAATCCAAACAGTCACAGATACCCCATTCCAGACCAAATTGCCACCATGCCGCATCCGGCCACGGGGGGGGCGGCGCATGCATGGAGAAAGCCATGAGCAAGGAGCCGAAAGCAGATCCAGCATCACGCAAGATGCTGGCCTACACCGTCGAGACCGACGACCCCGAGGAGTCCACGATCCAGTTCGCCACGTCGAACGCTGCAGCCAGGCGCCAGGGCGCGGACGAGATCGGCGCTGACTTTGGCGCCGTGTCCTGCCGGCGCGCACAGTGGGCCGACCAGTACGGTGGCCAGTCCTTCATCCCGGCCGAGGCATACATCGACGCGGGCTGGTGGTTCGACTGCAACCACTGCGGCACCAGGTGCGACAGCGATGCGAGCCGCTGGGACGAAGAAGCTGAAACCGATATCCCTCTGGATCTAGTGTTCGACGGACGCGTCGTCTATTGCTCGGCGGAATGCAAGGAAGGCCACGAGAGCGAGGTGGCGGCACGCAGCGCCAGGTTCGAAAAGTTCAAGGAGCGCGTCGTTGCTGCCCAGCCCGGCGTCACCTTCACCGAGTTCACCGGCGGATACCCGTACTGCGGAGACGGCGCAAGATTCACCTTCCCAGGCGCACAGTACGGCGGCTCGGTCAGTGAAACCGAGGATGGCCAGGACCTGAAATGGTTCATTGCCCAGGGCGACAAAGCTGCCTGGGACCTCTTCATCGCACAGAAACAGGAGTCCAGAAATCCCGCCGATTAAAGTCGGTCATTACGAGTGATAAACACCATTGCCCATCATTGTATTACCTAAGTGGAACTCCCCGCTTCCATCATCAATCGAAAACATAACGGAGTACTCGGCAAGTATTTCTCGAAGTTTTTGAACCTCCACCGGATCAGTTGGGAGCCTCACCAAAATCGAGCTAGCCATGTCGTCTCGATTGACTCGTGCCATGTGCAAGCATTCGTAATCTGCTAGCGCTTTACGCAGCGAATGATGACCACCCACTTCCTTGCCTGTCGCCCTCAGAGTCGCGCACACAGAGAATGCGATCGCATAACCTGAGATCACTGGATCAGGAATCTGAGACTCTTTCCATTCTCGCACTTCTTTACTCTCGATCATGTAGGGCCCTTTGCCGATGAACTGCCCGTAATTCTCTACAACATATGCGACCTCATAGGACGACTTGATTGTCGAGGATATTTCAAACATCGGTGTAGTCATGCTTACCACAAGCATCGAGGCGGCTGCTAACTCTTTTAGGTAGGCCTGCAACTCTTCCTGCTGCACCAGCTTTTTCATTTGCGCCTCGATCTTCTGTAGGTGAGTCGGTCACCAATACCCCACTTCAACGTATCACGCCACCCCAGCGCTGCCCGCCAGCGCCTTCCCCTATTCAACGACAGAGTCGGCGCCCAGGCCTTTTCGGTAGCGGGCGATCGCGATGATCTGGCGCAAGCAGATGACCATGTCTTTCTTCATCTGGTCGTCCGGCAAGCCGAGCTTTTTCAGCATTGCCTGGGCTTCTTCCTCGATCGAGGCAAGGGCCTCGGTATCGCTTTTCAGTGTCATTGCGACCTCCACCAGGTCGAGTCAGCCATGAATTGATAGCTCACCAGAACAATGCGCGCCAAATACGGCGCCTTACCCTCTCAAACGATGAACGCCTCCCCGGCGATGGTGGCGGCTGCATTGATTTGTCAGTCATTAATCTCAGCGCTTTCTGCGGGAGATTCGGGAGGCGCGAGCGCAGGCAGAACGATGCTTTTGAATACTGCCGCCGACCTGTCGGGTATTATGTAAGTGCCGGTCAAGATATGCTCAATTACTTCAAGAGCAAGCAACAACTGATCCCTGGAATGATGTTGAGCCTTATGGGCTGCTCGATTACCGAGTACGCGAATCTTGTGAAGAGTTTCAACGCCCTCTTTGGTAACCAAAGATCGGGCGTGCAGATCATCGATCTTTTTTTCTAGATTACAGCCTTTTGCTTTCACGTCTGAGCAAATGGACTCGAGCAACGCTCTGATCGCAATCCCGCCAACGATAAAAAGCTCGCTTTCAACAGCTGTTCGGGCCTCTCTATAGATTTGACCAATCCCGGCGGGAAGAGACCAGTGATCTATGATTTTCGAGCCCAAGACTCTGCCTGGATAATAAGTGATACTTTCTTCATAAACCCTCTGATCCGTTTCATAGTCATCAAAATAGCTTTCCGAGTCCGACGAAGCAGTTCTGAACGAAACTTCCTCGCACCCCATGCACTGGATCAACTGGTTATCAATTCGCCAATCCACGGAGTTTCCTGATCCGCAATACTCTGAGCCGTTCTCTGCATATGATGCAATCACTGTGTGGTTAGTCTCCACACAGCAATTCTTGCAAGGACATTTCAGCTTCTTCTCCCCTGAAGAATCAAGGGTGTACTTCTTAGTGATGTTACCCACAGCGCTGCCCCCTCCCATCTGTTTAAAGGCCATCGTAGCTCAATCCCACAGTAAGCGTGGCGCCTAAGCGTGCGCCAAAGGAGAAAGAATGAGCACTTTCGCAGTGTTTGGCATGACCCGAGATGTAGCCCTGGCTGAGGCCAAGAAGCGCGTCAAAACCAGCAAGCCTGGCAAGCCCGGCGGACCCTCAATCCAGCTGACGCCCGCCCAGTGGGAGGAGGCAGTGGCGAAGTACGTCGAAAAGCTCATGAGCGGCGAGAAGGTGAAGCAGCTCAGCAACATGTTCGACGCCCCCCAGTACGCCCAACAGTTCATCGACCTGGCCAAGCGTTCCGGCGATTGCCGAGACCTGCGCATTCGGGCCCGCTGCGCGATGACTGACGCCAAGGGCAATCCCATCATGAACCCCAAGACCAAGATGCCAAGAATCGGGTGGTCCGACTGGAAGCCTGAATCGAAAGCCGCCTGACACGGAGTTACCCATGCCCACAGAAAACCGATCCAGCAACACAGAGATGGTCAGCGTACCGCGTGAGCGCGCCCTGCAGCTCATCAGCCTTCTGGCCGGAGTGGCCAGCGCCGCGCACTGGCTTGCCGATAACAGCGAGGATTGCGGGGACGAAGGAATTGACTGTAAGCGGGTCGACTTCGTGGCCTTGAGCGACGCCTTGGACAAATGCGAGGAGTTACCGAAGCTGCCTGACAGCGTGTACGTGCGCGACGGCTGGCTGCGTGCTGCTGACGAGCTGCGCGCCCTATTGGCTCAGCCATCCGAGCAGCATCAGGGTGAGCCAGTCGGCTACCAGGTACGCACCATGACCGACAGACCAGGATCACAGTGGACGCCGTGGCGTGAGTGCTGCGACACCACACGCGCCATGCATTCGCATGAAGTCGGGCGTTTCAATCAGTTCGGCATTATGCGCGAGATCCGACCTGTGTTCGCCAGCGCTGCCGATCCTGGCGAAGTTGAGCGACTGCCCACTCGCCCTATCGCTAACTTTCAGGGCAGCTGATTGGGGTCGAGGCCCAGAGGATTAAGAGGGTCCGCCAGAACCTCCCCGGCAAACGTCCCATCAGAGGCCGTCAACCCGCTCTCAGGCGGATTGAGTGTCGCAGCATGAAGCATCCACTTCTCGAAAGCTTCCCGGTGCGCCACTTGAGCCGCTAACCAGGCGGCGTCCCTGAATCGTCCGTACGCTACCTGGGCCATTATTGAAGACGTGATAGCTTCAAGCTCACGCAGCAATTGGTAAGCGATGTATCGCTCATCTGACTGAGGCATTTCGGTTCTCGCAATGTAGCAGCATCCCCTCTCACGGAGGGACACTGTAATGACATCAGCGATTCCGATTCGATCAATATTTCTTTCAGCCTGCGCGCAAGGAGTACATTTGTACTCCGCCTTGGTGCCATGATGGCGGTGGACAGGAGCTGGCTCAGCTTCCGATCCCGAGCCAGCTAGAGTGAACGGCAGCTCTACCCAGCGGAAGCTTTGGGTGTGACGGCAGGCAAACCTTCAGTCGCTATCCGGCGCGCCCGCCCTACACCCCATGCCATCGCCCGAGTCATCGACTCGCCAGGGCGGGAATCGAAAGCCTCCTCGTGCACGGCCAAGCCTTCGGGTGCATAAACGCCGATGAACATCTGTGTTTGCCCTGTGGATGAAAGCCTCACCTCAACGTCAATATGCGTTCCGTCGTCGAGTGTTTCGTCGTGTGTACGGTGGTGAAGCGATGGATCTGCCCATTCCCAGAACACATTTCCACGAACTCGCATGTGACCCTCCTCCAATCTTTATTGTTCGTCCATTAGAGGGTCAAAATAAATCGCGCACAAAAAACTTCAAGTGACATAGATCAGAAAACCTAGCGAAGCGACAGTCGGCAAAAAAGTTATACAGATCTGATATTTTGTATAAGTTTCATACGTATTAAGAAGGGCTGGCTCTGTCTCTCGCTTCGGCTGTAACCGAATCAGCAAATTCAATCCAGGCGTTGAACGCAGCGCGGTGCGCGTCGCATGCTGCTTGCCATTCTGGACCTCCCAAGCGGCCGTAAGCTACCTGATTCATGATGGTTGAAGTGAGCGAGTCCAGCTCCCGCAGCAACTTGTAAGCGCGATATCTTTTTTCTATATCCGGCATGGTCTTTCCATCCAACTTGCGCAGCAAGGATTTGAGCCTTCCAAGACTTCTGCCTGATGGACCTCCCCTGGTCCCACTTATTTCCACCGATCTTAACTAATCCGCCGAGTGGCGGCGAGGTGAAGCTATGTCTCAAGCAAAGGAACGCCCGATCCTCTTCAGCGGGCATATGGTACGCGCCATCCTAAACGGCCAAAAGACTGTCACACGGCGCGAGATCAAGCCCAGCATGCGGAGCGCTGATAGCAGCTTCGAGCTCCACCGGCAGGAAGACGAGTCTTGGCGCCCTATGCACACTTTTGACGAGAGCTGCATGGATGCCAAAGGCACCGAGCATCCAATTGTCTGCCCGTATGGCCAGCCAGGTGACCGCCTGTGGGTGCGCGAAGCATGGGCGCAGATCAATGTGGCGCAGGCGCCTGGCGAAAGCTGGGTGGTCTACCGCGAGGGCGACAACCGGACCGATTACGGCGGTCCTTGGAAACCGAGCATTCACATGCGTCGGCGCGATAGCCGCATCCTGCTGGAGGTCACCGACGTACGGGTGGAGCTCCTGCAGGACATCAGCGAAGAACAGGCCGAGGCGGAAGGTGTTGGCTTTCTCCGCCACGCGCCAGACGCCGACGAGACGCTGACTGCCGCCCAGTTATTCGAATGCCTCTGGAGCAGCATCAACGGCGATGAATCATGGAACGGCAACCCCTGGGTCTGGGTCGTCGAGTTCAAGAGGATCGAGCCATGACCCGCCTCGCCCTCTGCCTCCTGCTGCTGGCCACCAGCGCCAGCGCATCCGAACTGCCATCGGGCGTCTGGTCCTTCGAGGACAAGCCCCGCGGCGTCGTCTGCTACGTCATGAACTCGCTGGGCAACAACGCCATCAGCTGCGTGAAGGTCTGGCTGTCGCAAGTGGCCGGCAACCAGCGCCAGCTCTCCCCGCACGAACAAGAAGATAACTCCCCTACCCCAGCAGCCGCTCAGGGGCGCTGGATTGATGAGAGGTATGAGCTGTGAGCAAAGCCGGCCGCAAAGACGTGCTCGACGAGATGACCAAGGAAGACCTGATTGAGTGGATCCGGTCTCAGCATTTCTTCATGAAGCCCAAGAAAAGCGAAGTGCTGTACCTGCGCTGGAAGCGGCAATCGGCAGACGTCATCGCCGAAATGGAGAAGGAAAATCGAGCGCTTGACCACCTGGACTTAGGCGAGCGCGATCGACTGGCCAATCAGTTCAACGCATCAACAGATCTGAATGAACGGCTTCGGCTTGTCGCGAAGATCGAGCCATATGACAAGGCACTTAGAGAACACCTGAGCCGCTCCGAGGCAATCAACCGCAAGCAGAAGCGGGTGGACGCCCTCTACGAACAGATTGAGGCCGAGCAGCAGAAGGAGCGACGCGCATGACCGAGCTGATCGAAGTGAAGACTCGCGAGCTTGTCGGCGAGCAGCTGGCCTGGGCGGTCGGCAAGGTTGAGGGCCTGGACTTGCAGTTGGCCCCGCCCGAGTACGGCAACCCTTGGCGGGTGTTCGTCCGGTACCGCGCCAGCGTCACTGAGCGCACAGAGCGGTATAGCCCTCAGGAGGACTGGAGCCAGGGCGGCCCGCTGATCGAGAAGTATGCAGCCATGGTTCGCGGGTTCCCGAATCAAATGTATGAAACCCTGGCGATCGCTAGGGTCCGGATTGACGGGAGCCTAGCGTGGCGCAGCGGCAACACGCCGCTCGTAGCACTCTGCCGGGCGTTGCTTTGCGCGAAGCAGGGCGAGATCGTCCAAGTGCCGAAGGAGTTGATGCCATGACCTGCACCTGCCCATCCGGCGACGGCTCACTGCGCTGGCCGTGCCCGGTTCATCCGTCCAAAGAGGAACGCAAATGATCGCCCTCGCCTACATGGCCTACCTGATCTACAGGGGGCCGCGATGAGGCTGATCTACCGCATCAATCGCCGACTTCCGTTCGGCGGGCTGCCGATCGCTCGGGTCCAACATGGCCGTAACACCTGCACCCTCTACAAGAACGGCTGGGTGCACATCAGCGACGGCAAAAGCACTGACGCACTCCCGCTCAACTTCACCAGCCAGGCCCTGGTCGACGCATTCGCGGCCGAACTCGCCTAACCCCTCCCTCTACTACTCAAGCCCGCCGACATGCGTGGGCGAGGATTCCCTATGTCCGCAGTAAACCGATTCCACGAAGTCGCCGACAGTGCGCTGGTCATGATCAGCGATCACCTGCCTCCGGAAGCCAAGCTTACCCTGGCTATCTACATGCCTGGCAAGCCAGAGCAGGACATTGTCTTCAAGGGACCAGCCGTTGATACCGACGAGGTAGTCAACACACTGCGCCGCCGCGCCGGCCTGAGCCTCGACGGCGATAACGGCTACAAGCGCGGCGTATGCGACGTGATCGTCGGCAGCCTTGCTGCCGGCAAGCAGAACACCAACCCACCACCGGCTGATCACTGGGCCCAACGTTTCTGGGATATCGGCCGCGCCGAGGGCGAACTGCAGGAAGAACTGGTGCAGGCGCTGCGCCTGGCGCGCAAAGAGCTTGATGCCTGCCAGCGCGTCATCCACTACGCCGGAGGGTTCGACCCGGCCTATGTCAACGACGCCCAGGCCGCACTCAAGGTCGCCAACGCAGTGCTCGAAAAGACCCCTGCCTGACCACCAACCTGCCGCCGCCGGCGGCGTGGAGACCATCCCATGGAAACCGAGGTCCTTTCGGACGACGAGCTGGTCGAGCTGACCGGCTACAAGGCCAGGGGCTACCAGCGCCGCTGGCTCAAAGAGCGCGGCTGGGTGTTCGTTGAAACCCGAAGCGGGCGGCCTTTGGTTGGTCGCCACTACGTCCGCATGAAGCTGGGCGTAACCCTTGAGGTGGTACCAATGGCGCCACCGCCGCCGGCCGCCCCCACGTGGACACCAGACATTTCGAAGGTGAGGTGAAATGCGCCCCAGGAAGACAGAGAACAGGGACTTGCCGCCGGGCATGTACCGACGCAAGCGCACCAGCAAGAGCAAGAAGAACCCCAATAAGGAGTGGATCAGCTACTTCTACTTGGACAAGTCAGGGAAGCCGGTGCCGCTGGGCACCGACCTGAGCCTGGCACGACTGAAGTGGGCCGAACTTGAGGCGAAGGAAAAGCCGAAGGACCTGGTCACCATGGGCGCGATATTCGATCGGTACGAGCGTGACATTATCCCGAAGAAGGCGCCGCGCACCCAGAAAGACAACTTGGCCGAGATACGCCAGCTGCGGAATTACTTCGAGAAGGCCCCAATCGACGGAATCACGCCTGCGCACGTGGCGAAGTATCGCGATGCCAGGACAGCACCGGTGAGGGCGAACCGCGAGATCGCCACCCTGTCGCACGTCTTCAACATCGCCCGGGAATGGGGGCTCACCACCAACGAGAACCCGTGTCAGGGCGTGCGCAAGAACAGGGAAGTGCCGCGGGACTTCTACGCCAACGACGCGATCTGGAACGCGGTGTATGCGAAAGCAGTGGGTGAACTGAAGGACGCCATGGACTTGGCGTATCTAACGGGCCAGCGTCCTGCGGACGTTCTGGTGATGAGGAGGGATGACATCGAGGGCAAGGCGCTCGGCGTGAAGCAGAAGAAGACCCACAAGAAGTTGCGGATCATGCTCGAGGTCGATGGCGTGGAGAGCAGCCTAGGCGTCCTGATCAGGAAGATACTGGAACGCAATGCTTCACATAGTTCGCCTTACCTGCTGCTGACCGATAACGGCAGACGGGTGACCGCACCCATGCTGCGCCATCGCTGGGATGACGCCAGAGAGGAAGCAGTGAAGGAAGCAGTCGCCGTCGGTGACCAGGTTCTGGCCGGCCGGATCAGCCAGTTCCAGTTCCGCGACATTCGCCCGAAGGCGGCTTCCGAGATCACCGATGTCGACCACGCCAGCCTGCTACTGGGCCACACCAAGGGCGACATTACCGAGCGAGTTTATCGCCGAATTGGAGCCCTGGCGAAACCCACCAAGTAG